CAGGCTGATTCTTTATCGCTGAATGATGGTGATAGCATCGCATCATGGGCTGATTCAAGCGGTAATGGAAACGATGTAGCGCAGTCTGTTGCGGTGCGTAAGCCCACGTTTCAAACTAACGAGTTGAACAGTAAGCCGGTCATTAGATACGACAACTCAAATGACCTCCTGAGTGACGGTGACATCGCTGACCTTGACGTTGGAGCAGGAGACATTTGGTTTGCATGTGTCTTTAAATCTACTGATGACAGTTCAGAGCAGTTTGTATTTGAGAAAGACCCAAACAGTTTCGGGTTGATGACCAACGCAAGCGGAGAACTTCAAGCGCGTCTAGGTGGCAACACCAACATACCGAAGCAGTCAGCGGGAAACTGGAGCAGATCAGCCTTTGTCATTGTAACTGCTTCTCGTGTATCTTCGTCTTGCAACGGGTTTGTCAATGGTGATGGTATGACAACGACTGGAACAACGAACAGCACATCTATCAGCAACAGCAGCGTCTTTGATATTGGAGCCCGTGCTGTAGCAGCCAGCCCGTTGAATGGTGACATCGCTGAAGTTCTGGTTGGCGGTGCAACTCTGGACACCAATGAACGGCAAAAGATAGAGGGCTATCTGGCGCACAAATACGGCTTGCAAGGAAACTTGCCAAGTGATCACCCATACAAGTCAGCGGCTCCCGGATACCGCGTGCAGTTTGGGATCTCATCCGGTCTGATTGATGGAGGCTTGATACAAGCATGAGCAACTTCGGTGACATCCAACAAGGCGAATCAATAAACGCCTTCTTCTCAACATCCAGCCAAGCCGGTGCTGCTGCAACAATCACCAGCGGATCGGCAACGATCTACAAGGACGGCACAACATCCAGCAGCACAAGCGGCGTGACTCTATCTGTTGACGTTGATTCCAAAACAGGGTTCCACCGAGTAACTATTACTACCAGCAGTGATGCCTCGTACTACGCGGTTGGTTCTACGTTCTCGATTGTTGTGGCTGGCACTGTTGACTCGCAATCGGTCAGGGCTGTCATCGGCACGTTCTCGGTGCAAGCCCGTACAGGTGCAGGCGGCAGAGTGATCAGCCAGAACCTTGGACTGATCGAACAGAACGAGGCGGTGTCTGTGGCAATCGGGCCGTTGCTTGATCCGACAAGTGGTGAGCCTGTGACCACATTGACCCCCGGCGACATCACAGCCAAGTTGATCAAAGACACAACGGCAAGCACACTAACCTTGACTGCAAGCGGCGGCAACAATGACTTCACCCACATTGCCAATGGCCTCTGGGCTCTTGAATTGACCACTGCCAACACAAACCATATGGGCCAGTTCAGTATCAGCCTTGTTGATTCAAACGTATTTGTGCCGATCTTGGCCTCGGGTGTTGCGGTGCGAACCCAAGCGTATGAGTCACTTGTGCTTGATGATGACACGCTGAACGTGGATGTCACGCAGGTTGGCAACTCGAACGTCACATCATCGAGCGGCGTGCTTGAAGTCAATACCAAGCAGATCAACGGTGACGCTTCTGCTGCTGCGGCCCTTGATGCAGCAATTGACAACAGCAACAACATCGTCGCCACGAACGTCACGCGGATCGCCAACAGCACCACCAGTGCAAACAATCTGTCCGACTACACCGACGGCACAAGCAATCAGCCAGTTGATACGGTCAAGATCAGCGGCGACAGTGCTGCGGCTGACAGGCTTGAGGCCATGATGGACGCTTGCCCAATCGGGACCGTGGACAACACTTCCTTCACGCCGACCACCACGGCCTTTGAGACGAACATCACTGAAGCAACGGCGGACCACTTCAATGACCGCATCTGCTTGTTCGTCACCGGCAATCTTTCTGGACAGCAGAAGGCTGTGACCGACTACGCATTGAGCGGCGGTCGTGGCAAGTTCACGGTCAACGCTCTCACTGAGGCTCCTGCGAACGGTGACACGTTCATACTTGTCTGATGGTTCTGCCCGTACTCGACAACCGGAACAGTAACGCAGCCAGTCCAACGGTCAAGGCGGTCACGCTTTGGCAAGGCACGACGAACTCGTACACGACCGGCGGGAACTGGAGCAACGGCGTTCCTGCCAATGGTGGCGTTGTCTACTTTGCAGGCAACAACCAAGACGTTGGCGACAGCAACCAGAAGGCCGTGAACCTGCGTGAGTTCCGGGTGGCTGACTCGTACGGTGGCACGCTTGGCGGCGGGTCTTTGCAGATCAGTGCTTCATCAATGGTACTAGCATCAAGCCGTTGTGTGATCGGCATACGCCCGTTCGTTGAGGATCTGCACATTGTCGCCATGCCGCGTGAGATGACGATTGCAGCAGGTCGCATCAACCGGCTGCACATCCACACTACCAACGGCGTGTTGACGATCAACCGTGGAGTTGTCAACGAACTGGTTGTGTCGCCCGGTTCAAGCCAAGTGACCATGAGTTTAAATGTCAGCACAGACAACCCGCTGGCAAGTGCAGGAGGTCCGTTCAAACTGAGGGTTGGGCGAGGTACTCGGGCAACGTCAGCAGCACCAATGAACTTCGTGAACGCTTCAGGCTCGTTCGAGTCGAGTGCGACTATCGCCAACGCCAGTGCCAACGGTCGTGTTGGTCAAATCGAATCGTCAGGGTCAGCCATAACGACGCTTACGCTTAACGGTGGCGAACTACTTCTGAAGGATTCAGACACCAACGCCACGCTGACCATCGGCAACGGTACGATCAACGGTGGTCGCATCAATGGCGTTAACAGCAACCGACGAATCACCAACACAAACCCGATGACCGTGCAAGGTGAGATCCAAGTGCAGTTGCTCAGCGGTCAAACAATCACGCTAATCTAGGTTCAAAATCATTCTGCTAACTAAGGATACCAAAATGCAAATCGAGTGGAAGAACATTAAGGATGTCAAGCCTTACAAAAATAACCCCAGAGCAAACAACCCAGAAGAAAAAGTCGCAAGGTCAATTGAAGAGTTTGGTTGGCAGCAGCCGATTGTTGTTGACATGGAAGGTGTGATTATTGCAGGACACACCAGATATGGAGCCGCAAAGCATCTTGGCTTGGACAAGGTGCCCGTAGTGGTTGCAGATTTGCCAGAGGATAAGGCGAACGCATATCGAATCGCGGACAATCGAACGAACGAGGATGCAGAATGGGACTTTGCCAAATTGACTGGCGAATTGACCAAATTGCAGGAACTCGACTTTGACTTGGATCTGCTCGGCTTTGAGGAATCAGAACTTGAGAGCATGTTGACGATTGATAACCCAAATGTTGATTGGCTCAATACCGATGACCACTGGAAGGACATGCCAGAGTTTGTGCATGAGGACCAAAGACCAGCCCGGACAATCTTTGTTCATTTTAGATCCGAGGAGGATGTTGCTGACTTCTGTAAGGCAATCAAGGCAAAGATTACAGACAAAACAAAGTCCATTTGGCACCCGCCGCTGGTGGTCGAAAACAAAAAGGATCAAGTCTATGACTCGAAGAAATGATCCTCAGTTTCCGTTGTATATCCCAACCAAAGGTCGCGCAGACTCAAGGTTAACGATTCGCGCTCTGCAGAATATGGGTCTGGAATTCTTTGCAGTTGTTGAAGAGCAGGAGTATCAAGATTATGCGGCTGAAATTCCGAAACGGAATATCGTTGTTCTAGACAAGTCATATCAACGAGATTATGAAACTTGCGATGATCTAGGAGACACACGCAGCAAAGGACCGGGGCCGGCAAGAAACTTTATTTGGGATCACAGCATTTCGCTTGGCTTTGATTGGCACTGGACGATGGATGACAACATCCGTAATTTTCGTCGATACAACAACAACAAGGGTTTGGTCTGTCATGATGGTCATCCATTTCGTGCAATGGAAGACTTTTGCCTTCGATACAAGAACATCGCAATGGCTGGCCCGCAATACACCGCCTTTGTCGTTGAAAAGAATGGTGCGTATAAGCCGTTTGTCCCAAACACAAGAATCTATTCTTGCAACCTCATTCGAAACGATGTGCCATTCCGTTGGCGTGGCAGATATAACGAGGACACAATCCTTTCACTTGATATGCTCAAGGCGAAATGGTGCACTGTGCAGTTCAACGCCTTTCTGCAAGAGAAAATGGTGACGCAGAGTATTGGCGGTGGCAACACTGAAGAGTTCTATGCGAAGGAAGGCACAGTTGCAAAGTCAACGATGCAGAAGCGAGTTCACCCTGATGTATCAAAACTTGTTATTCGCTTTGGTCGAGCGCATCACTACGTTGATTACCGCAAATTTAGAAAACAGAATGTGATGATACTTCGTGACGATATCGACATCAAGAATGGTGTAAACAACTATGGCAGCAAGGTCAAAAGGAAGAAGTAATGCCCGCTTTGCTTAATATTGATCACGATCAATTGCGAAAACTTGCAGCAATGCAATGCACCTTTGAGGAGATCGCTGCATGGTTTAACTGTTCCAGATCAACTCTATATGCTCGTGAGGATCTACGCAAAATCATAGAGCAGGAACGGTTGAAAGCACATGCAACCATGCGGCGGAATATGTTTCAATCAGCATTGGATGGCGATCGGCAAATGATGATCTGGCTAAGCAAGCAGTACCTTGGAATGCGCGAGAAAACAGAGCACTCCGGTGAGGGACTGCGACCACTGACAATTGAATTTGCAGAAGCACAACCACCAAAGGATGCTGATGAGGGTTGACTTGTTGCCAGCACAACTTAACTTCATCAGAGCCAAACAGCGAGAGGTGTTGTATTCGGGTGCATTTGGCGCTGGCAAGACTAGAGCGTTATGCATGAAGTTGGTTACCCGCTTGGTGGGAAACCCCGGCGCTCGTGAGGGTCTGGCACGAAAGCATCTTGTCAGTCTTAAAGCAACCACATTGAGAACCTTGCTTGAGCAAGATGGCAAGTTGCCGCCTGTGCTTCCTGCAGGTACATATGAGCACAACAGAAGTGAACGTGTGATTAGATTATTTGGTGGCGGCAGCATCTACTACTTTGGCCTTGATGATTACGAAAAGATTGGTTCGTTGAACCTGTCCGGTTGTGCTGTTGATGAGGCTGTAGAACTTGTGCAAGGCGACTGGACCATGCTTCGTGGCCGTATACGTTTGGAACTGGATGGCTTGCCGATGCAGTTGTATGGCGCATGCAATCCCGGTGCGCCGACACACTTCCTAGCAACACGATTCGGTCTTGCGGGCGGTCATCAATGCGCTAAGAATTGTCTCGCAATACAGACTAGAAGTCCGGACAACTTCTTCTTGCCGAAGGCGTATCTTGACGATCTGATGAGTTTGGAGGGTGTGGCGTTTGAAAGATATGTTGAAGGCAAATGGCGTGGTGGCGAGGGCTTGGTATATGACCGCTTTGATCGGACTGTGCATGTGCGGGAACGCAGCGAGAATTGGCGACGAATCATTGTGGGTCAGGACGAAGGCTACACCAACCCGGCGGCACTTTTGGTTGTGGGCGAGGATGGCGACGGTCGATTGCACATCATCGAGGAGTTCTACAAGTCCCAGATGCTTGAAGTGGACGTAATCGCAACAGCGAAGGATATCGCAAGCCGATACAAAATCGAGTCATTTGTGCTTGATCCATCAGCCGCCAAGTTGAAGGCAGCAATGCACCAATCCAACCTTGATGTGGCATCGGCTGACAATACCGTATTTCCGGGCATACAAAAGGTGCAGCAGCGACTTGCCCGTGCTGGTGATGGTCAGCCTCGCCTGACGGTTGACCCAAAGTGCGAGAACACCATCCGTGAATTTGAATCCTACGAATGGCTTGGTGGTTCAAGTGGCTACAAGGATGCACCGAAGAAAGAGATGGATCACGCGATGGATGCTTTGCGATATGCCGTGGTTCATTTCGATGGCAGCCGTGTCGAGCCGCGTGTGCGTGTTGCGGATAGGGCCGCAACTGGAGATAGGTTTGCCAACGATGACCGTATGTGGAGATCGCTGTAATGCTTGATGGGTTGAAATCCGCTTTTGGGTTCAAGGCAAAGCAAGACCGCCTTGATTATGTTCGGTCCACGATTAAGCCGGAAGCCACATATGGCATGAGCAGATCGTCGCAGGAGCAGGCGGCTGCGTTGCGTCTGATGACCGGGTACGTGTACGCGGCTGTCATGATGAACGCTCGAAGTATCGCCGCACAGCCTTTGCGGTTGTACGCATCGCTTAACGCGCGCGGTGCAAAGCAGTTCCCAACAAAATCTATCAGCAAGAGCATGCAGCGGTATCTCAAGGGCGACGGCTCCATGCGTCCTGCCAAATCTGCGATGCTCGGATCGAATACCGGCGGCGAGGTGGTTGAAATCTATGACCACCCGATTCTCGATCTGCTGAACAAAGTGTCACCGTTCTACGACGGATACAACTTCAACATTCTTCGCAAGACGTTCTTGCAAGTGACTGGCAACGAGTACCTGCACCCGATCATGGGACCTATGGGCTACCCGGTTGAAGTCTGGGTGATGCCGTCGCAGTACGTCAAGATCAAGCCAACCCGTGACGAGCGACTGATCGAAGGCTACGAATACGGGCAGCAACCGAACAACGCCTTCTTTGCACCTGACGAAGTGCTGCACAACCGTGTGCCTGACCCGAACGATCCGCTGTACGGTCGTGGTTGGGTTGCCGCTGCGTCTGACGCGGCTGGCTTGTTGCAGTCTATGGACGGCTACGAGAAGCACCTGTTTGCGAATCAGGCCCGACCTGATTGGGGCATCTTTCTCAAAGAGACTCTGAACGAGACGCAGTGGAACCGCATGATTGCGTACCTCGATCAGAACCTTCGAGGCAACCGCAACAGTGGTCGGCCTTACATCTTCGAAGGTGGATCAGACGCACGCCCGTTGCAGTTCAGCCCGCGTGATCTGTCATTTAGCGAAGGCGAAAACCGCAAGGTCGAAGTCATTGCTGCCGTGTCCGGCGTACCTGTCACCTTGCTCAAGGCCAACGATCCAAACCTTGCATCGGCACAGGTCGGCTTTGCGTCCTACATGCGTGACACGATTCACCCGTACTTGGTGGCTGATGCTGAGTTCTTAAACCAGTCGCTGCTGCCGCTGTTCGGTGGATTGGCTGACGATCTGTTCCTAGCCTACGACAATCCAGTACAGGAGGATGAACAACTCATCTCTGGAATCTTGCAGACCCAAGTTACCAATGGTATACGAACGATCAACGAGGCTCGTTCTGAACTTGGCTTGGAGCCCGCAGATGATGGTGATGATTTGCGGGTGAACGGTGTTCCCTTGGGTGTCTTGGCACAGCCGCCTTTGCCGCCTCTTGGAGCGTTATCCGCTAACAGTGATGATACCTATACCAAGGCGAAGCCGGGCGAGGTCCGCGTAGGCTCGTGGGTGGAATGGCGAACCAAGTCTGGTAAGTACCTCGGCAAGATTAAGAGGATCAAGATTGCTGGTGAGGAACCAAATGCCATCGGCGATGATGAGGCAAGCAAGGAAGATCCGATTGCTATTGTTCAAGTGTATTTCAGAAACGATGATGGCACGCATACGCCTTCGGATCGGGAGGTTCCGATTGTTCTTTCTCGATTGAGTCCAGCAGAGGAACCAGAGATTGCAAAAAGTGTGAAGGCTGTAAGTGAACGCATTCGCAAGATACTGAAAGAAAAGGTCAAGGAGCATAACGAGGAGGTCAATGATGCCAAAAGCAAAAGAACCACACTCGGCGTCTTGATCAAAGTATTTGAACGAGGCGTTGGCGCGTATCGAACGAATCCCGGTTCTGTAAGGCCAACGGTTGGTAGCGCTGACCAGTGGGGTCTTGGTCGTGTCAACGGATTCCTGCACGCACTGAAAACCGGCAAGTTCAAGCGCAAGCCATATGACACTGACTTGCTGCCCGAAGGCCACCCGTTGTCAAGCAAAGAGAAGGGTGACAAGGCAGGGCTTGAGAACTTCCCTGACGTATACACCACGCCAGAAGAAGCCGAGAGCCGTGCTGAGGTACTTGGCTGCGATGGCATCCACGAACACCCCGGCGATGCGTACGGCTATGACGGCGTGATCTACATGCCATGCTCGTCGCATCGTGACTACGAAGCAGCCATCAAGGATCAGCAGAAGAAGTACGAAGACATCGACTTCACACCGCCTGCTGACGTACAAGAAGAGGCACAGCGTGGCTTGGACTGGCGGGCCGAGCATGGACGCGGCGGCACTGCCGTCGGCGTGGCCCGTGCGCGTGACCTAAGCAATGGCGTGTCTGTCTCACCTGAGACGATCCGCCGATCAGTCAACTTCTTTACACGCCACGAGGTAGACAAAGAAGCAGAAGGCTTTGAGCGTGGCGAGGACGGCTACCCGTCTGCCGGTCGCATTGCTTGGGCGTTGTGGGGTGGTGATCCGGGCAAGCGATGGGCCAACTCGATTCGTGATCGCATGGACGCAGAGGACGAACGCGGAGAGAAGGTGGCGCGGAGAGAAGGAGAGAGCCTAGACAACTGCGTTGCACGTGGCATCGACAAGTTGATGTCTGAAGGCTATGACCGTGACCAAGCGGTTGCGATTGCGTATCGCCAATGCGGCACAGCCACCAAGCGTGCGGTTGCCTTCCTCACTGGTCTTGAGCCGGAAATGCAGAAGAAGGCGTTTGACGGACCAAGCAAGGAGGATTGGCCCGAACGCACAAAGGAAGCCCGTAAGGCCATCGAGGATGTGGAGGATTACGAACCGCAACCAGCAAGTGATGATATTCGCAAGGGGGAGCCAGCCAACCCCGCGCAACGAATACAAACCAATTTGGTGAAGGTCCTTGAAAAGCAGAAACGCGAAATCATCAACGCATTGCTTGGTGCAAAAGGTGGCAAAAAGCAATTCGGCCCGCAAGACTTAATGCGTTTACTAACTGCAATGGGTGCCTTTGAGGTGCAGTATCAAGAGGCGGTAGCCGGCCCGATGGCTGAGGCGACTGCATCAGGCAGCACATTTGGTACAAATGAAGTTGGTGTTGCTGCGTCGTTTGATGTAACTAATCCGCGAGTGGCTGACTTTGCTGCGACATATTCCCAGCAGTTTGCAAGTGGTGCGGCAGGTGCCTCACTTCGCCGGGTACGAACGGTTATTGCTCGCGGTTTGGAACAGGGCCAAAGTGTTCAGCAGATTGCTGACCAAATCAGCACCGACTATGCGTTCAGCCCTGAGCGGGCGACCGTGGTGGCACGCACCGAGACTGCCCGTGCGTTCGTCGAAGGCGAGCGGCTTGGGTGGGAAGAGTCCGGCGTGGTGCGTGGCAAGCAGTGGCAACTCGCGGCAGGTGCATGTCCATTATGTCAACAAACCGCAGTGAAAGGGACAGCGAAGGTGTTTGCCTTGAATGAACCATTCTGGAAGAACGGCGACACCATCTCGGCTGGAGGCGACACGTATTCCGTCCGATATGGCGATGTGCAAGGTGCGCCACTTCACCCAAACTGCCGGTGTGACATCCTGCCCGTGCTTGGAGATTCTGACTGATGAACGAACTGAACCCAACCGAATACGGGTTGAAGTCTGATGTGCCAACTGTCTGGCGTGAACTGTCGATCAAGAACATCGAGATTGACCAGCCCAAGCGCAGTGTGCTGGCGTACATCACCACGGAGCGCGTGGACGAAGAGGGCGAAGTAGTCGTGCCTGAAGGCATCGACTTCTCACGCTTCAAGAAGACTGGCACGGTGTTCTACAACCATGACTACGCAGCACCCTGCGGCGTCTGCACCAGCATCAAGCACACTGATCGTGGCATCATGGCGGTCACGCAGTTCCCTGAGCGGCCGGAAGGCTATGAAGGCAAGTGGCTACCTGATGAGGTGTTCGCCATGTTTGCCTCTGATCCGCCGATTGTGAAGGCGTTCAGCATCGGCTTTGCGTACACACAAGTGCGTCAGCCCACCAAGAAAGACTTTGACCGATACGGTCGGGATGACATCAAGCGCATCGTGAGCAAGTCACGAATGCTTGAGTACAGCGTTGCACCCTTACCAATGAATGAGGACGCAATCGCAGTACAAGTCACCAAGCAACTCAATGACAACGGCAACGTTGCCGATGTATGTGATTGTTCGCAGGCATCGTGCGAGAACCCTGAGGGCGTCAACTGTCGGCAGGCAGTTGAAGGAGCAGAGCAGGTATCCGCGACCCAGCCAGAGCGAAGTTCTATTGATTCTAAAACAAAGGAAAAAACCATGTCGGAAGATATCCGAGCAAAAATGATGGTTGACCTCAAGCCGGACATGACAATCGGTGAACTGATGGCTGCGATGCAGATGTCAAAATCCGAGGAAGACCCAGACAAGGTCCGCAAAGAGGTCGAAGAAGAGGCCCGTAAGGCTGATGAGAAAGATGATGAAAAGAAGGCCAAGGAAGATGAGAAGGATGAAAAGGCTGCAAAGTCTGCCATTTCTCTTGTCGCTGATCTGGTCAAGAAGCAAGCAGCAGAAGGCCGCCGTCGTGTTGCCGCTGCCACGCCTGTCGTGACTGCTCCTGCTATGAAGGGAACACTCAAGCACCTGAACGACGCCGAAACCGCACACGGTCTTGGTCAGTTCTTCTTGGGTTCAATGGGCAACAAGTCCGCCCAACAGTGGGTGTCGGATCGATACGGTGCTAAGGCACACGGCGAAACCAACAACTCGCTTGGTGGGTTCTTGGTTCCTGACGAACTGGAGCAAGCAATCATTGACTTGCGCGCACAGTTCGGCAAGTTCCGCGCCAACACCCGCGTGCTGAACATGAGCCGCGACACCTTGCTCATCAACCGAATCGCTGGCGGCCTGACCGCTTCGTTCGTTGGTGAAGGTTCGTCGATCAGCGAAACTGATGCTTCGTTCGACCAAGTGTCTTTGGTTGCTCGCAAGGCTGCCACGTTGACCAAGTACAGCCGTGAGTTGGCTGAAGATTCCGTTGTGAATCTTGGCGACTTCTTGGCTGGCGAAGTTGCTCGTGCTTTTGCAAACGCAGAAGACGAAGCAGGCTTTAATGGTGATGGCACTTCAAGCAACGGCGGCATCGTCGGACTGAAGAACGCTGTTGGTTCTGCTGGTACAAAGACCCAAGGTTCGGGCAACACTTTTGCTGCTTTGACTCTTGCTGACCTGACCGGCACTGTTGGCTTGGCCCCTGAGTTTGTCTTCTCGCAAGGCACTCCAAAGTGGTACATGTCCACCCAGTTCTATCACACGGTGGTGCTTGATATTCTTGCCGATGCAGGTGGCAACACCAACCAAACATTGGCAAACGGTGTGGCTGCTCCATCCTTGTTCGGCTACGAAGTCGTGCTTGCCGATGTGATGCCAAAGGCAACTGCTACCTCTACCCTCTGTGCGTACTTCGGCGCACTCGAACTCGGTGCAACGATGGGCGACCGTCGGCCAACCGAGATTGCCGTGAGTGAAGATCGCTTCTTCGAGGCCGACCAGATCGGTGTTCGTGGAACGACTCGCTTTGACATCAACTGCCACGACGTTGGTGACAGCAGTGCCGCTGGTGCTATTGTTGCCCTCAAGACCGGCTCCTAATTGAAAGGCTGATACCAAATGATCGCTCTTCAAGACATTACTTTCAAACACTTCTCTGAGTCCGACGCTTCAGCCCAAGACAAAGAGATTGATTGCCTCAACGCTGACTATCTTGTCGTTCAGTTCTTCACCTCTGGTGGATCAAACGGCGCGATGGCAGAACTTCGATTGCTGGAATCTGATGCTTCGGGATCAGGTCAAGCAGAAATTTCTGGCACTGACTTGTCCAGCACCGTCACTTCTCCAAGTGCTGTTGCTGCTGACGATGGATGCGCCTTGTATTTCGTCGATCTTCGAGGCCGCAAGCGCTTCATCACCGTTGGCTTTGACGGCCCTGCCTCATCCGCCAACTACGTTGCAGCGTTTACTCTCAACGATCAGCGACCAATTACCGCTGCTTCTGCCGACTGGCAAGGCCGCGTGATCATCTGATCATTCACAACCCGTGACCTTCCTCTCAAAGGCCCGGCAGTCCATTCGTGGCTGCCGGGCTGAGGGGGGAACAGGAGACTCTGATGGCTCTGGCTGACAACGCACTCGTATCTTTGGCCGATGCAAAAGCGTACATGGGGGTTGGCACATCCGGTGATGATGCCTTGATCGAACGTCTGATCAATGCAGAGTCAAGCCGCATCGAGCGGTACTGTGACCGCAACTTCAGAAAGCAGTCTTACCGAGAGTCGTACAACGGCTCCGGGCAGCGACGGCTGCGGCTTCGCAACTACCCGGTCATCGGAATCAGCCGCGTAGCCATCGGCAACAAGATCGCGTTCAGTGTCAGCAGTGACACCGCCAGCGACCTGCGTGCCGTTGTCGAGGTTCGCAACGACCGCTTGATTCTGACCCGTCACCAATCCGACGGCACGAAGACTTCAAGCAACTTGGTCTTCGCGTCGAGCAACAACGACACCGCTTCTGGTCTGGTCGATGCCATCAATGCTGTGTCTGGCTTCGATGCAACCCTGTCAACCAACTGCTTGAGCATTGACCTGTTCCGCCAAGGCGGCGTGAACGTCATGCTCTCAACTGCACAGATTGAGTTCCCTGACCGCGACGATATCCCCTACCGCATGCATGATGATCGTGCCACGCTTGAGTTCGTGGATTCAGCCGACATGCTGTTCTTTGGCAAAGCCACTGACGCAGGGCTGCCAATGCCTCACACCTTCGGTGGCATCCTCGTCGAGTATGACGCAGGCTTTGACGGCCTGAGCGAGATACCTGCTGATCTTGCACAAGCCTGCATTGAGTTGGTGCAATTTGCATACAGCAACAAGGGTGAGAACCCGACCATGCAATCTGAGTCAATCGGCTCATACTCGTACACCCGTGCAGCCGACCCGATCCGCTCATCGGAGCGCATTCGGGAATTGCTCGCTCAGTTCATTGATAGGAAGTCATGAGCGTCACGGAACTCATTACCAAGCATGGCGTGTCAATCACCATCCAGACCGCCGCAACCGCAAACGATGCGTCAGGCTTCCCAACGCTGACGTACTCGAACGGCTCAACCGTTACCGGGTTTATCCAGCCTGTTGGAGCGTCGGAGCCTCTGCAAGCCGGTCGTGACGAACTGGTAATCACGCACCGCGTGTACTTCGATGCAGGCGTGACCATCGCACCAACCAACCGCCTGAAGTTCACCGATCCGGCTGACAGCAGCGTACGCTTCTTGGAAGTGGTGGGCGTGATCAAGCCCGGCATGTTCTCCGGTGCTGCGTCATTGGCTCACGTTGTTGTTGACTGTACAGAGGACTCGACGGCGGTAGCATGAGCCACGAATTCAACGTCAACTTGGGCAAGCGTATCGGTGAAAAGATTGCCGTTGCTGCTGTGATGGCGGCGGGTATCTTGTATCAAGGCGAAGTCAAAAAGCGATTGAACCGAGGCAAATCACCGCCTGCCTCTATAGCCCCTGACGGTCCGTTTAAGCAAACAGGTACTCTTGGTCGCAGCATTCAAGTGGATGATTCAAAAGCGAAAGGGCCAAATCCTTTTGTACGAGTTGGAACTTCTTTGGTTTATGCTGCACGCCTTGAGTTTGGCTTTATAGGAACAAACCGCAAAGGCCGACGTATCAACCAAGCCGCACGGCCATACATGCGTGACACGCTGGCAAAGAATGTGAAGAATATGCAGAAGGCTGGACTACGGGCCGCCAATGACACCTTCAAGAAGTTAGCCTCAAGAGGAGGTCAAGCATGAGCCAAGACGTTGTGAAAGCGTTCTACACGCAACTGATAAGCCAGCCTCTGAAGGCTGATGGTCTGTTTGTCGCAGTAAGTGGACGGATCTACGAGCAAGAAGCACCAAGCATGGAAGCCGTGCCGTTGTGCATCTTCCAGTTGATCAGCGCACCGTTTGAGCAGACTTTCAACGGCAGCACCATCAAGGACTATCTGTTCCAAGTCGATATATACAACAGAAAGCAAGACGGTATGGCAGCCTTGGGAGCACTCCAAACCAAACTGTTTGACCTAATGCAGACTGGCACGCCGAGTATCGACAATCATGGTGCTGCTAAAATCGAATGTACCAACGACGGTATCCGCTCAGTGGAGGGCGAGTACCTAAGAGTCATAACTGAATTCAGGCTTCGCACTGGGGCCGTCACCTAAGGAGCCAAACATGGCAAACCGTATCACCGGATCCGACGGTCAATGCACCGTTGCAAACCACAACATCCTCTTCAACACTTGGTCAGCAACCTTCTCGCAGGTTGTCTCTGATGTCACCTCGTTTGCTGACACCTTTGCACAGAAGCGCGGTGGCCTGATGTCCGGCACATTCTCTGCTTCTGGCATCATGCAAGACAACTCAGGCACAACCGAACCAATGCCAACCTCAACAGATGTGCTGAACTTCAGCAAGGCTGGTGAGGCTGTGGCTTTGCAAACCGGATCCACCACTAAGACTTTGAGCCAGTGGTCAGGCACGGCTGTCATTGGCAACGTGTCACCCACCAGCACGCAAGGCGGTGATGCCTCGATCAGTGTTGACGGTGAGTTCACTGGTGACATCACCTTGACTTGGGATGAATCCTAAGCATGGCAAAAAAGTCGCCTGATGATTGGGTATCGGTCGTGCAGTTCAGAGGGCTGAAGACCGGCAAGATCATCACGAGGAAGTGCGGCTGCTCCTCTGAAACACTTGAGGAAGCACAGCGTTGTGCTATCTCGCTCTATCGTTTGACCAACGACATCAACCGTTTGGTCAGTATTGAAACCAAGCGGCGGCGGGACTGGACACAAACCACAGTCTCGCTGCCGCCACACTTGAGAGGAATGACATGATCAAAGAAGTCACGATTACACTTGACGGGCAAGAGTTCACTGTGCCACGCCTGACGGTTCGCCAGATCCATGAGGTAGGGCAACGCATCTTTGAGGTACGCCGCAAAGAGATGATCAGCGATTGCCAAGCCGTCGGCCTGAATAACGAGCAGACCGTGGCGAAGGTCTCTCAAATGCGTGAGGCTTGGGACCAAGGCACAGAAGTCAAGCGGCAGGCGTACACCGAACTTGGTGCGCGTCTGTTCATAGGTGCAGCCTTGACGGGTGCAAAGCATGAACCTGATGTGCTGGACGCAATCAGCGACCTCGGTGAATTGGCTTCAGCGTCTGCTGAGGTCTGCGGTCTTTGGAATCCGTTTGCAGAAGGCAACGAACAGTCTGAAGAAACTGACCCGGACCTTGAGGAGATCAAACCGGACAATCAAGGCTGACGCCGGGCTTAAGTTGGGTGAAGCGTGATTGGACACGAGAACGTGCATTGCTTGCCCACTTCTTCCCCGGCGTTGGTGAGCCGATAGAACTAACATTGCCTGAGTGGAATGGACTGCTTGGGCAAGTGCAAGAGTTCGTCAAGTTGAGGTGATTTGTGGCTGACATACCTGCTGGCTCTCTAACAGTTAAAGTCGATGCAAACCTCAAGCCATTGAAGGATGGCTTGGACGAAGCCAAGACCAAAGTCGCACAGGCTGACAAAGCGATTGAGCAGACTACTCAGAACACGAAGAAGGGATTCTTTGAGGCCGGTGGTCGAGTCCAAGACTTTCAATCCAAGTTATCTGCATCGCTTGGAGTCATTGCGGGCTTTGCCGCAGCAGCCCAACTGATCGGTGGTATTGCTGACGGCTTTGCGGCTGCCAGCGATGCAATCGAAGAATCAAATGGCGGTCTTGATGCGTTGGACAAAGGCACGGCTGCGTTCCTTGAGAAAGTGCCGATCCTCAACAACTTCGCCAACTTTGGCCGCTCGCTCGCCATTGGTCTTGGTCTTGCGACCGACGAAGTCAAAGAGTTGCAAGAAGCCCTTGAGTCAGTCCGCCGCGAGCAAGCACTGTTCACGTCTGCGGTTGGCGGTCAGAACCAGTCACTTGCAAACCAAGCACAGATACAAGAACTGCTTGGCAACACGCTTGAAGCCAACAGACTCAAAGCCGAGCAAGCGTTTCAAGCACAGTTGAAACAAGCCCAAGAGTTGCGGGATGAGGCCAAAAGGTTTGCACAAGAAGAGGGTACTTCAGTCACCGAGGGCCGTGCAGGTGTGGCTTCAAGGCAAGCCGCAGAACTCGAACGTCAAGCAGAGATCATTCGTGATCTGACAATCCAAGCAGCCGAACGGGCAGAACAAGAAGCCAAGGTTGCTGCTGAACAAGCAAAGGCAAAAGAACAAGCAGCAGAAGCATTGCGCATCCAGCAAGAGCAGCAAAGGCTTGAGGATGCCAGATTGCAGAAGCAAGAACAACTTGCACAGGCTGCGTTGTCTTCAGAGGAAGCACAAAACGAGCGGCTAGAGTTGGCAAGGTTGCAACTGCAAATTGCTGAAGCAACGGACGAGAAACGCAAAGAAGAACTGCAGAACTTCTTGGAACTGGTTAAGGCTGAGAACGCATTTGAGAAATCTGTTGAGCGTGTCAATAAGTTGTTTGACCAGCGTGTTGAACTTGCCAAACAAGGCGAAGAGTCTGAAGCCGACGTGGCCCGGTTGGAGCGAGAACGGCAAGCCGCGATTGACAGAGTCAAGCAAGAGTTTGAAGCCAAGGAACAACAGCGATCCATTGAGAACTTGCGCAAGCGCAAAGAACAGGCTGCCAGCCTTGCTCAAAAGCAAGCCGATGACGCCAAAAAAATCGCAGAGGCCGCAGCCAAAGAACAAGCCGAAGCAGAGAAAGCCGAACGTGAGAAGGCAAGGTTGGCAACTGCTGGAGAGACTGCTATTGGTGCGTTCAAGTTTGCTCTAAGTGGTTTGACCAAAGGTAACGATGCGGAGAAGAAGGCCGATCAAGAAGCACCAAAGCAGACTGAACTTCTACAAGACGCCGTGAACCTTTTGGATAGGATTGCCCGTGCGGGTGCTTCTGGAGTATTGACATGACCGTGACATCAACCGAACTTGCCGACACCGGCGGCCTGCAATTCGATGCGTCTGGGCCAACCACCACAACGCAGCGGCGGTTCGTGGTTAAGGCTGACTCAACTGAAGATCAACTGACAACTGACTTGCAAGCAATGAGAGAAACGGGTGTAGGTATCGGGTCGTTCCACCCGGACTACCCAACATTGGTATGCGTCAAGATTCAAGGCAAGCGAGATCCTGAAAACCCACTGGTCTGGCGTGTCACTGCGGACTACAGCACTGACTCACTGATTGGCCCTGACATTGGCCCCGGACCATCCTTCAGGCAAACTTGGAATCTTTCAGTGCAGGCGAAGTTCAAAGACGTATATCGTCGGCCGCCAGAATCCGGTGTGACAGCACCCAGTCCTTATCAGAACCCGGTTGAAGGCGTTGAACTTGGTACAGACATCGGTGGCATTGCCATTGATGCTGCTGGTGATCCGCAAAGCGTTCTTGACACTGAACCTCGCCTTGTCATTGATATTGAGATGGAAACCAATCCGTTTCAAGCAATATCGCTTTTGTCTTCTCTGATGCGTTATGCAGGCATGCGAAACTCAAACACGTTCCTTGGTGCGGCAGTAGGACAACTGCTCTACATCGGAGCCAACAGCCGTTTCCTTGGCAACACGCAGTTTGGCGCTCGGTACTCTATCCAGCATGTGATTGCCTATGACAGGTTCCGCCATCGCGTGCAAGTTGCTGAACGTGATACTTTCAGGCAAGGCCAATACGTCGTACGACTTGGCACTGAGGACAACATCGACGGCGGAGAACTATATATTGGAAAAGCATTCAAGGTAGTATGGCAACAGCCCTTTCCTGAACTCTTTGACTTCCGAAACTTGGGCATTCAACTGTGAGCCAAATACCACCAATCAATACTGGACTCGGAAACCTCACGCCAGAAGTGTGGTCGAGGATGTCAAACTCGATCTACGAAACAGAAAAGTTAAATGGTCAAGTGAGACCGCGAAGACAAGAGGTGAACCCAAACCCGATCACGTTTCCTGCTTTGATCACTGGATACGACATGATCACGCAGAACGTATCGGGAGTTGCGCGGCGGGTGTATTACTACACTTGGAAGGAAGTTGCGATTAAAGCAGAGCCGACCGTGATAAATGTCGTGGACTTTGACGGACAACGAACGAGTTCAGGCATCCCCGGTGGTGGCGGTGGTCCCGGTGGCCCTGCTAACCCATACCAAATCCCCGGCATCAATGGTGCTGAGTTTGGGATTCCCATTATTAAAGAGAGTGCCACCCTTGGCGTTGACTTGAGCAAATACCCTTCAAAGGTTGTGACGATGCCAGCCGTTCACCGATTCCAAGGGCCACCGATCAGAGATGGTGATTCTGTTGAGACTTCCATTGAAACCGCAAGCGGTCCACTGGTGATGATGACGTTGTTGCGTTGCGTCTTTGAACCTGAAGAAGGTGTTGATGTGTTTGGCTCGCAGTTTAGAGAAGTCGCCTTCTTCTACTCTGCGTCGAAGATTGACGGTGATTGTGACGAGAGCGGCTGATGCACCCAAAGCGATTCTGTTGTTGTCCGGGTGAATCTTTGGAGGTTGCACGGTATGTCGAAGTCGTGCCGGTGATCAGCATTCCGGCAAGTTCATACATGTACGACAACGTTAAGTTCTTTCTCGATCTTGGTGAAGACTCAGAATTGAATGATGACTTATTGCTGTATGAAGGCGGACCGGCAGCCACAGGCGGTGCGTTTGTTCGTTTGGGCTTTCTTGACGTGTTTGTTCCAGATAAAATGTCAGTTACATACGCCGACGGGATTGCAAGTACCGGAAACCTTGATAACATCAACGCACTAAGACACCGAGGCTGGAAAATCAAAGACAATGGCTTACGATTCAGCAACTTTGAATGGGAAACTGGCGACTTCAGTGACATGACTCGCGTAGAAATGGGCCGTCCGGGTACTGCTGGAAGTCTTGAAGATCCTGTTAGCCAAGTCGATGAGGGTGGGTTCTACTTTCTTGCGGGCGAGTTCAGTCAAACGCCAGCACTGGTGACTGAGAAGACTACTGTTGATCAAAATGGTGATGCAGTCAACTACTTCATTGGGTACAACCCAAGAAGAGAATGCTCAAAGCCTGAGCAGGCTAGAACCTACAACAGCAACAGCGAAAGACTTCTGTTTGACTTCACCACTGTGTTTCCGCCCACAATCACCCTGACCTTTCGATACAGGTACAGATACACTTCCTCCTCGCCTTTCCAAGAGCAGGTAATCACAAGGACGTATCAAAAGTTTGTAGCAGGATCGGCAACTTTTCAAACAACTGAGTTGCTTGAAAGGAGCGATGGATTGGGCAACTATCGAAACGTGGACGGGTATGTCACAGAAGAAGCGATTGATTCCGATTATATTTTATTCGGATATCGTGCAATTGACTGTACTGAAGAAAGAACAGAAAGTGACGGCGATCTTGTTTATATCTCAGCACCAAGCATGCCGATCAAGTACTACAGTTTCGGAAAACGAGACATCTTTCAGCATGTTGGTGGGGTGATCAAGTTTGCGACTGGTGATGGTGGGCAAGGGCTTGCGAATGTCTTCACGGATGAAGATTTCAATCAATTCCAAGACGCAAACAATTTTATTCCTCACCAAACAAGATTTGGTGCTGTAACGTCGGATCTGACTTATGGGCCAGATTGCCCGACGCTTGAAGAAGATACCAAATTACAAACGTTTTTTGGTACAGGATCGGTCCCTTTTGGAACTACGAATCCGGCCCAGGGCATTGGATACTCTTGTATGTCTTACAAGGGGCAAACGGAACTTCAAAGCATTCACACTTTGTCACTTGAAACTGGATATGGACAAGGAGCAACATTTTTCCTTTTCCCAAGACTTCGCCGTGATGGAGACGGAGTACCCGGCAGCGGCAACCCCTCCAATATCACTCTTGTCAATGTTGTCAATGATGATTGGGGATGGGGAACCATTGATATGCCGATCATCCACTTGGATTCTAAAACTGGAGCCGTAGGTTTGCGGTCACTGACCAACCCGCTTGGTGGTGCTTACCACTATTTGACTGACGGATTGACTTCCGGCTCTTTCTTTAGTTTGCCGATGCTGATACCAGATGTTACACAAGGATGAATGTCTGTCGTATCCAGCCATGAATTGCAAATATCTGACGATTCAACTTGGCGAACGGCTATGCGGACTCAACCGGCACGAGCGCCCGACCGAAGAAGATTGTGCGGCCTGCAAAGAAGCGGGCCGGGATTCTATTGGTGGACTCGGTGACTCGCTTGCCCGATATATCAACAAGACACCGATGCGTCGATTGAAGCCGAAGGGCTGTGGCTGCAAGCAAAGGCAAGAACGGCTCAACAAATTGATGCCGGCAAAGGATTCTAACTGATGGCAACTCTGATCTGGACAGGCGGCGAGTCAGCAACAACCAAGACGTTTATGACTGCTGCGAACTGGGGTGGCACGGCTCCATCTAATGATGACACCTTGATCATTAACAGCAGCAGCGACACCATCGGCGGTGCGGCAACTGGCCTGACCGGCATCACGTTCCGAGTGGGCAGCGGCTTCACCGGGACGATTGGCAGCAGCACGACATACCTTGACCTTGACGGGCCGCTGTGTGAGTTTGCTTCAGGTGGAACCACTGCGTTCCTCACAGGCACTTGGACAAACTTCCGGGTAACTGGCGGTTCTGCTTCGCCTTTGTTTCTCACGCTCAAAGGCAACGCATCGACAGCAGTCACCACACTGCTCGCCAGCCGCTTGAGTGGAACAGTGACGGTCGGATCGTCTGCGGCTGTGACCACGGTGCAAATGAACGGTTCAAACGTCGGCACGATTGACCTTGCCAGCAGCATCACCGGGCTTGCCAACATTACGGTGACTGAAGGCTCAGTAGTATGTGCTTCAACAATCAGTGGCACAGCGTCTGTGATTGGTGGATCGTTGAGAACGTCTGGAACGTCTGCGTACCCAACCATCGAGATAGATACCAACGGATCGTGCGACTATCGAAGCAGCGGCACGATCACCACGCTTAACATTTTTGACGGTGTGTTCACCAGCCGTGACAACGAAACCGCAGGCTTCACGATCACGACCGCCAACAACCACAGCGGTGGACGCTTACTGCTTGACGGGGCTTTAAACAACGCGACCGTGACCAACCCGATCAGCATGCTGGGCGGTGACGCCTCGTTTGCGGTGGGCAGCACGATCAGTCTTGGCTAAACAGTTCCAACTGATCACCGGGCTTCTGCCCAACAAAGTGCCAATGCAACGCCACCAGTAACTCGCCGTGAGCCATCTGCTGCACTGAGTGTTCCAGCAATGCCATCGCCAGCAAAATTACGCCCTGCGGTTCCTTTCCGTCAGCCCTGTCTGCAACGGACCACAGAGCCTCTGACAGGCGTTCTCGCAAAAATGTGAGTGATTCCTCATTCGACATGCTCTTGGCTGTCACAAGCCACTCACACGCCTCTACGCGGGCGTTGCGTGTCAAGCGGTCGTAAGCCGTGTAGGTTTCGACATTTTGAAAACCCATAAACCGCGTCATAACTGCATCATCGTCGAGTAAGAAGCAAAAATGTAAAAAATTTTGCTGGTTCTTTGTATTTCAACAAAAAACAAGACGAAACATATGGTATATTGGCTACACCGGGCACCATCGCTCGGAAAGGAAACTGAAATGATCACCACACTGATTGCAACCGTAGCCCTGAGCATTGACATGACACCGCTTGAGCGTGCCATCTGGAAGGTTGAAAGCAACTGCCGCACCGGCGAAATCTGGGGCGACAACCATACCAGCGCGGGCGCGTTCCAGATCGGCAAGCCGTATTTCACAGACAGTAAAATCAAAGGCAACTGGCCCGATGCCGTCTTTGATCTTGATACCAGCGTTCTTTGCTTTCGGGCGTATATGGACCGCTATGCCAAGCCGCACCGCATCCCGGAAGGCATGACTAAAGCAGAAGCGATGGCTCGTATGCACAATGGCGGCCCTGCTGCCCTGCGCGCCACGGGCAATAAAAAACAGAATCTTGATCGTTACTGGTCAAAAGTTCAAAAGGCACTGAAGGAGCAAATAAAATGAAAACACCACACCGCATCGTGATGCAAAAGCAGGCAGATTCAAACAGATGGATCGTACGTGACACCATTGCCGGGGAGGAGGTTAGAGTTGGCGATGCTGACAACATTCGTCAGGCTGCTGACCTTGCCGCCGACTTCGTTTCAGTACACGACCAAATCGTCAACAACACAGATTCAAAGGAGACAACGACAGATGACTAATTCTGTACGCAAGCACATCGAAACCATTGCGATCAAGGACCCCGAGGCAATACGAATCGTAATTGAAGAGGCGTATTCCCGTGGCATTACCAGCCGTGGTGGTCGCCAGATTGCCGCTGCAATCATTAAGGAATGGCATAACAGACAAGCCAAGAAACCAACACCAATAACAAAGGAGTTCTAAACAATGACAAACGAGAGGAAGGCCAATGTGTGGACGGCCCTGAAGACCGCACAACAATCACTTGATGCCGTGGGCAAAGGTTCAAAGAACCAGTTTCACGGGTACAATTACACCAGTGCAGAGGACATGCTGAAGGCTTGCCGTAAGGCGTTGCATAATGCTGGACTTGTGGCATACCGCCGCTCATGGTCACTTGAACAAACCGATCTTGGTTGTATGGTCAAGAACCAATTTTGTGTGGCGTTGGCGGCAGATGACCAAGCCGAAGAGGACTGTCTGTGTGCAGAGGTTACATACCCTGCAATTCCCGGCAACGGTCGCCCGCTTGATAAGGCTGTAAGTGCCGCATTGACCACGGCGTTCTCATACTGGTTGCGCGACATTCTGATGTTGCCACGAGTTGACGGTCTGGAAGTGGACACGCGAGATGATTCAACCTACAAACATGACGAGCAAGAGGCCATCGGTCTTGCGGTCGAGATTGAGGATCGGGCGACCGATGAACAGATGCAGAAGTTGCTCAGCACCTTGCCGAAATACAAGGCGAGCAAACTGGAAGAAGTACCCGTGGTCACACTGAGGTCGTGGCTTAAAAGAGTGAAGGAGACAGTATGAAGCAATACAACAAAGTCGGCAACGGATCGTTGCATAACAATGGTGAAGTCACAGGCAAGCAGCCGCCATATGGTGGTCCGATTGAGATTGACGGACGCAAGTTGCGAATGTCAGCGTGGATCAAAGAGAAGGATGGCAAGAGGTACTTCAGTATTGAGGTGCAAGAGGTTATTGAAATCAATGACCACCAAGGCACACAGCCGTCTAATACAAGACCAGCCATCGACGATAGTGAAATACCATTCTAAAGCAACAGCCAGAGACCACCGCACCGGGCGGTGGTCTTGAACCCAAACAAAATCAGAGAGGAAACAAAATGAACCTACCGATACAGGGGCCGGTCGATCCAAAGGATGACCACCACAACGATGAACAAATCTCAGAAGCGCGCGAGATAGTTCTAAGGCGAAGAGAGTGCTTGCATGATTGGCAAGAAATAAGCGATACCACTTGTTTGTGCCGACTCTGCGGCGAAGCGAAACGGTGGGAAGACATGCCCGCCAGCAACGACACCGTGATGATGAAGGCGTATGGCATCACCTTCATAGTGCCAATGGACTGCTTGCCAGAATCATTCCAGAGAACAATTGAAATCCGACGAAACATAAAGGAAGGGAAGTGAACCATGACAACCATTCACATTGATACTGTCGAATTGCTTGCAATAATTGGCAAGTGCAAACAAATCAAAGAGGCTGCGGTTGACCTCAAGGGAACCGGAAGCGATCAAGACTTGTTGCAAATTGAACAACATCTTGACGCGATTACCGATGTTGTCATTGAGGCTGCCAAGATCGAATTCGGAAAGGTGGATTCTTGATGAATTTTGCATACGTTAAGTGGTTCCCCGGTGCTTTCATGGCCGGCACAGCACACCTGTCCAATGAGGAGGTGGGTGCGTATATTCGCCTTTTGTGTTGGCAAGCACAATCCACAGAATTGCCGAATGACTTTGACCGCCTTAGCCGTCTTGCCGATGGCATGAATGCTGACACATGGAAGGCGATACGCGATAAGTTCATTGTTGATGATGACACTGGCGGGCTTTACAACCAGCGAATGCGTCTGGAAATGCTTACCGCCTCTGAGCGGGTCCAGAAAAGCAAATCAGCAGCCAACAAGAGGTGGTCAAAACGGAAGGATACAGACGCAGATGCAGATGCATATGCGGACGCATTGCCAAGGCATATGCCAAAGAAAGAAACAAAGAAACAACAAAACAAAGAAAACCAAACCATAGCCCTACCAGCAATCACCAATGAAAACCACCTTGCCATCGAAGGTCTAGATCCTGATGGTGAGACCTACAAACTTGAATTGTCCAGATGGGCGATGCACCATGGTGTGACCGCCGTGAATGCTTTCATTCTGCACAGACTGATAGTCGACCATCTAGGCGATGCACACAAAGGCAAGGATTGGTTGGTCAATCTTGCACGCAAGGTCGAATCTGCCCGTGTACCAGCCGCATACTTGAGAAAAACATTGAAGGACACGTTTGGTCGACAATAAAACAAAAAACTTGCCGAACCATCAAGATACGTCAAGAATCTTGGTATAATGGTTGCATCGGGAATGGTCCCGCAAAGGAACTGAAACAGATGAATTCTACAGAACGTCAAATCAAGGCTCTGCAAGCCGAACTAGCCAAGGCACAACAACAGATTGAAATCTTGAAAGCAGCCTCACAAGGCTACCGCAAAACCGCCAAGATCCTTAGATCGCAATTCACAGACCTTCGCGACGGAATACTTGCTCCCGTAGGCCGTAGATTGCTGGTCAGCCAAGCCCTTCGTGATCTTGATCAAATCGACTTGTACCCCACGCCGATTCGCCTTGATCCTCCGCCCTACATGACAGAGCAGGAAATCGACACAGCCAATGAAAGGCTTGCCCATAACCAAGATGTTGCACTCGGTCTCAATAAGCAAGGCTGCTAAGGCACAGTCCCCGGTCGCTCACCCTATGGGGTGGGCATCCGGCGATTCTGCCGTACAAGGAAACTGAAATGACTAAACACGAAATTGAACAGAAACTTTGGCGATTACAAGAGCGAGCCGGCGACTTGGAAACCAAAATGGGCCGAATCTTGAGCAAGCATTGGGACAGCACCGCAAATGAAATCACTGGTCTTGGTGCGATGCAGTACGAAAAGGCATTTCAAAGTTTGTCATTAATAGAAAACGAGATTGGTGAATTGGAGGAACAATACGATGCAAACTGAATCGTACTACACAGACGAAGAGGCCAAGCAAATCGTTGACACCATGAGGCAACAAATGGGCTGGAATACCCTCGCTTGTATTGGTGCCCATATGATGTCGTTTGGACAATGGCGTGGTCCGGGAACCGTCACATTACAGATCAAGACACGAAACTGTGCCCAACGCAATCGGTTCGTTCACATCACCTACGATTCAGGTCAAGACCTTTACAAGGTTGAGGCTGTCAATATCACCGGAGGCAAACGAAACATTGTTTGGCATGTTCACGATGTGTTCTTTCCTGAACTCGGCGACTTCGTTATTGAGGCTGCCGATTGGACGCCAACAAGGGAGCGATGGAAATGAGTACAGGCAGAGGCAAAGGGAAATCAAAGAAGGCAAACGATGAGTGTTCCAACAAGGCATACGAACTTCGCGATGGCTCGCTGCAGAAGCGTGTCTATGACTTCATCGCAGAAAAGGGTATTACCACATGTGATATGGCTGAACTGTCTCTTGGACTGTCTCACCAGTCTTGTTCAGCCGCCTTCAACCACTTAATGAACAAAGGCAAAATCGAGAAGTCTGGATTGACCGCTACAACACGCTATGGCAGACAAGCAAATCTGTTTAGGGTGGTCGAGCGAGAAACACTGTTCCCGCTATGAGACGCATTAAGCACGGCTTTAATATCAAAATTAGACAAATGGATGCATTGTATTCGCACTTTAACCCAAGGAGAGCAATCGAAAGATATCAGGTATTGGCAAATGAGCCACCTTGCCGCCTCTTTGACAAATGGAAGTGGAAGGTTGCAAGCAACTATGTTGGCGTTGGCTGTGAACTGTTTGAATACCCAACAATGGCGAGATATCTTAAAATCAGCGAAAATGACGCGAGATATATTTACAATGCATACAAGAAACGATACGATATTACAGAACGTCTTGACAGACTTCAGCATGCTTGCACGATCGTTTCTAGGTGCTAGTATATCAAACCACCCCTCCGACCGTCGTTGATCTGGCGACCAGCGGCGGCTTTCCTTTCTGTAGCGGCGTGTGGATGGGCTACTCGCCAGCCTCATTTGTTCGAAAGTGCAAATGAGGTGCTTGCCTCAAATAGGGCCCACAACTGTGTGGTGAGGCGACAATTCAGTTCCCTTGTCCTTCACTGGACGAATAGGCCCGTAGTCTTCAAACCGCTACGGGCTTGTTTATTGGCACCTATTCGGACACTTTGCGCGCACACGCGCGCGCGTATATAGGTGTGCCAAGCATCTGCCGATACTACAAACGTGGACACTGCACGCATCGCAGCCATTTCATGTAGTCACTCGCCCTTCACGAGTCCGGTGGCTCACGCAAGGCTAATGGAGTTGCTCGATGACGTTGGCCCGACGCTCACCCACTTCGTACACTGTGGCGACCTGCTCGAAGCAGCAGCAGCCAGCGTTCACGCAGGCGAGCATGACCACACGCTTGCTGACGAGTTCGAGCATGCCAGCAACTTCTTGCGGTCGATTCGGGAAGCCTTGCCTGAGTCCTGCCGTCTGATCTGGATGAACGGCAACCATGATGACAACATATTTAAGCGTGACCCGCGCCGAATTCCGAAGGCTCTGCGTGACATGATCGAGATAGGCCGCGACTCTCGATGGCCTGAGTTCTCTCATTGGTTACAACACCCGTATGCAAAGAACCAACGTGGGCAGGTACAGATTGGGCAGGTGGTCTTCTTCCATGGCTTTGATGCCGGGCAGACTTCGGACGAACTGGAAGCGTTGCAGTTCAACAACATCACTGGCGGTCATTCTCACCGTCTGTTCGTTCGTGGTCACACCCACCGACCCGTACCGCCTACACAATGCCACCGAACCCGCAAGGTACCTTTGCCTTACTGGTTCACGAACGTCGGTACTCTTGGGCCACTTACGCCGGACTGGGCAAGCCGCATGGATACCTCTGCTTGGGGCGCAGCGTGCCTCATCGCGGAAACAAAGACCGACAGGCCAAACCGGCTCTGTGCCAAAAATTGGGACGCGGAACTTATCCGCTTTCAGGAGATATAGACCGTGGCTACCCATCCAAGCACCAAGTTGCAAATGACCATTCTGAAAGTGTGTAGGTACATGAGCGTGGAGTGGGACATGAGCCTGCACGAGGTTCTAGGTGCGGTTGAGCAAGCCAAACTTACTTTGTGGAATGACTGGGATAATCTGAACCCCCCAGACCTTGATTCGTTGATCGAGTTTGACGCAGACGAGGATGATGATGATGATGATTAATTGCTTGCTGTCACTGATTGTTGCACAAAGCGGGCCGCCTGCGGACCCCGATTCGGTCGCCATGTGGATTGATGACCTTGGACGCTTGACACCTTTTGGTCGCACGTTTGATGTCTATATTCAAACCGGGTTTGACCCTGACTTCTCTTATCCCAACGGTGATGCTCGCCGGCCATACATGATCGGTTGCAGCCGTGGAAATGAGTCGCCATCACGATCATTTACTTGGATGATTCAGGGTGATGTGTTTAAAAACCACAGACCTGACAGCGTCTACCCTTGGCTAGAGAACTGCCAAGAGTGCATCGACTACTGGACAATCGACACCGGCATTGAGTGTCCTGTTCCAGGTGCTTACTGGGAATGCATTCAAGCCAACCCGTACCAACGCTGGATGTATCTGGGTATGAACTTTACCCCGATCAACTGGGTGTTTGAAGGCCCACAGGGATGCTGTCCCCGGACGGCTGATTTGGTTGACCTTGAGTACGCATGGTGTGACTCGTGGATTCTGCATGGTCCGTTGGGCAAGAAGTACGGGAACTCACAGCAATACAAGTATCCGTTGGTTCAGCAACAGCACAAGGATTTAATGAGTCCTAGTCCGACACTTGGTAGGATTATTAAGTACTGGAAGCCACAGCCCGTAGGAGAGGTTCCCGGTCAAGTCTGCTGCTCGTCTCCATCGCAGAACGACTACGGCGACCTAATCCGTTGGAACGCTGACGTTGATTGGATGAGCGAGAAGTGGCCGGGTTCGTTTCATATCGCACGGTTCACTGGTCCCGACAGGTTCGTCTCGTCTGGCGTTGTTCGCTTTGCTTGTGGCAATGACCACCCGTGCGAACCATCGCCATACCAAGTCGCGTATGATGCGGACAACTCGTGTCCGTCAGATCTGAACGAGGATGGCTTAGTGGGTTTCCAAGATTTACTGCAAGTGCTGGGTGATGTGGCTGGCTACCGATACCACTACCAAACCAGCAACGGCTTTGACGCTATTGTCAAAGTTCTGTCGGAGTGGGGCCAATGCCCGTGATGCGGGTTTGCCTTGGATGCCGTAAGTGTTTGCCCGTCTCTAAATTCTTCCCCGAAAAATTAGCAATAGACGGAGTAGGTCCCTTTTGTTGGGAGTGCGTTTGCAAAAGTCAAAATAATAGACCTACGGCAACAGATCCAGTTGCAACCAGCAAAAAACACTGGACAAAGATAAAATCAAGCAATGACTAATTCTAAGCAAAAAGGCAAGCGTGGCGAATTAGAAGCGGCTAAGGCCTGGCAAACAGCGACTGGTCTCAGCGTGAGACGCACCGCGCAGGTTGACGGTTCTTTGTCCGCTGATTTAACTGGCGTAGACGGTTTGCATATCGAGGTCAAGCGCAGGGCAAGAATCGCATCATTAGACTTTTTGTTGCAGGCAGAGACAGATGCAGCCGATGAACAACAAAGCCACGGTGGCGTGCCGTTGGTGCTTATGCGTCAAGATAACGATTGCAACTGGGCTGTTATGGTTCGACTGGATCGTTTGTCTGACTTGGTATCTGTACTTGCAGGGCAGGCATGGAATCAACGTACTTAACCGAATTGATAACACCTGCTAGCATCATCTTTGGTGTCGTGTTTGGTGCAGGCCGAGTCAAAGCGGCGATTGATGAACTGCGTCGGGCAGTAGATCGACTGGAAGCAGCGGTGCAACTGATCGAGACACGAACGCACGAGGTCGAGCAGCGTGTTGCTCGCTTGGAGGGCAAGACGGAAGCATGAGGTACTTGCTGCCCATCTTGATGCTTGGTTGCCAGTCCACTCAGGGGGGTGGGCTGTCTTCCCCTTTTGCCAAAGCCATAGCGGAGTCACCAAGCAACGAGGTGGCTCATGCTTTGGACCCGCTCAAGTTCAGCGGCACGATTCTTATATTGACGGGCGGCGGCTTGCTGTTCGTGACGAGAGGCAACCGGGGTTGGATACCGGTAGCCTTGGGCATAGCACTCACAGTGTTGATGGCAATTCTGGCGAAGGTGCTGGAGTCGCAGATATTCGTATTCACACTCATAGCCGGACTCTGCCTGACAGCAGGAATGGCGGCACTCAATTTCAAGGAGATCAGAACATGGATCAAGTTATTTCCTTCCTCGCCCTCTCGTCGGGGTACATCATCGCTTTTGCCGTCGGTGCATGGATCGGCAGACCGCTCCTAGAACTCTTGAGCAATCGCATCTTGCGTAAGTGATATGCCAGACTGGGATCCATCTAGGTTGTCTGCCGGCACGCTGACCGCGTGGTACAAGGCTGATTCTTTATCGCTGAATGATGGTGATAGCATCGCATCATGGGCTGATTCAAGCGGTAATGGAAACGATGTAGCGCAGTCTGTTGCGGTGCGT